ATTTAGTTTGGTTCTTAGCGTAAGTTAATGCTGCATTACGGTAGGCAGCAGTTTTTTTATTTTTCTCATTCGGTGGTTGTGTTTGTTTTTTAGGTTTAACCTCTATTATATACTTAGTTATTTTCCCAGTCTTTTCAAGGACTTTTATATAGAAATCAGGAAAATAACGTCTCACTTTACCATCAGGTGCTCTGTATGGTATGATAACCTCTTCTGATCCCCACTCTAAAATTGAGGGATTATTATCACAGAACACCATGAACTTTCGTTCCCAAAGTGACCTGTAAATTACTCTAGTTGGGTTGCCACGATACTTTTTGGGATTGATAGGTTTATAAATCCCAGAATATGCCATAAATATAATTGTACCAACATAGGTATTTAGCGTGTCAATAGATAAGTTTTTAACAACAATGAACGCCAACGGTGGAATGTCGATGGCAAATAATTTTTTAGTCAAGTTTGATATACCTGGCACTGGGGATCTATTTGAATTTTTTTGTGATGAAGCACAGTTACCAAATGTTAATGCAGCGACTGGAACAATAAAAGGTAGGTATATGGGTGAGGGTCAAGTAAACTATCCACACACAAGAATATTTACAGAAATGCAATTAGGATTTCAGTGTGATGCTTCAATGATACCCCTAAGATTTTTAAATCAATGGTTTGCATCTATATTTCCAGAATATTCAGCAGATAATCCTGATATACCGCTACCTCAAATAGATGATACTCCAAAAAATGAACCCGCAGAAGCAAGAGCTATTACTAGACCAAGTAATAGAACAGTTCAATTAAATTATCCAGATGATTATTGTAGAAACATATACATAACGAAAACAGAGTTAGGTCCTTCATTTAATAATGGAGTAAGATCATCAATGACTTATGTTATGGAGAGAGCATGGCCATTTGCTATTGATGCTGTTCCATTACAATTTGGATCTGCATCTATAACAAAGGTAACAGCACAGTTCTACTACAGCAAGCATCGTGTTGTTTATCATGATCCTACCAGTTTTCCTCGTGAAATTCTTGACTCAACACTTCCTTTCAATGATATTCAAAATAATATTCAAATAGCATAGCAAAATAGACTTTTCAATTCCATAAAAGCGGGAAAAAATTTCCCGCTATTTTTTGTCTCAAAAAGTCGCTAAATATAAATATGACCTTGGAGTAGATATTATGGCATTGCCAACCATGGACTTACCAACGTATGACTTGGAAGTTCCATCAACAAAGAAAAAGATAAAATTTCGCCCATTTCTTGTAAAAGAAGAAAAAGTGCTACTAATGGCACTAGAAAGTGGAAATGATGAAAGTATTAGAAATGCTGTATTACAGTTATTGAAAGGTTGTATATCATCAAGAATAAAACTTGAAGAATTAGCAACTTTTGACTTAGAATACATTTTCTTGAATATTCGTGCAGTATCAGTTGGAGAAGTTGTTGAAATTAATGTTACTTGTCAAGATGATGAAAAAACAAATGTTAGATATAATCTAAATCTTACAGATGTTAAAGTTACATTTCCAAAAGGACATAGTAACAAAGTTATGCTAACTGACACTACTGGTGTTATAATGAAGTATCCATCATTTAACAGATTCGTGGAAAATCAATTTCAACAGAAAGATGTTGACGAGGATACTGTTTTAGATATAATCGCAGAAAGTATTGATCAAATTTTTCAAGGAGAAGAGGTATTTGACTCATCTACCACTACACCTAAGGAATTTCTTCAATTTGTAGAAAGTTTGACAAATGCACAATTGGAGAAACTTCAAACTTTCTTTGAGACTTCTCCTAGACTTGAACACAAGTTTAAGGTTAAAAACCCTAATACTGACGTTGAGTCTGATTATACAATATCTGGATTAGCAGCTTTTTTCGGATAGCCCTCTTTCATAACACGTTGGAGGGGTATTACAAGACCAATTTTGCTTTGATGCAACATCATAAATATAGTTTGAGTGAAATTGAGAATATGATGCCATTTGAGAGACAAGTTTATATTTCTCTCTTAACGCAATACTTAGAACAAGTTAAAAACGAACAAAAACAACAATAATGGCAAGCGGAACCGTTGGGTATACAGATACTAGAGGTAACAAAGATTACACTAGTATAATTGCAAGTCAAATCGGAAAGCGTTTAAAAGAAGCTTCCGATATGGCATCGGATGAACGTGGATATGCAGAAAAACAGGCAGAAGCGGGTGGAACATCTTTATCAGAAGCAGGAATAGGTAAAGGATATTTTTTTAAGAGAGCCCTTGGTTCAAGATTTGGCGGAGATAGAATTGCCAGAACTAGGGGCAGAATGGGAGCACAAGGTGCTGGCAAAAACCCCGCTGCTTCATATAAACAAAGATTTCGTGGTGGTTTTGATTATAATGTAACCAATCAAGTTTTAACTGATACAGCACCGTTGACAAGTGCACTTGCAACTGGACTTCGTGGTGTAGAAAGTGGATTAGATGAAATATCATCAGCAATACAAAGACAAGACAAGACTTTGAGTAGTCTTTCACGTAGTCAAGCTGACATGGCAAAAGCAACCATGTTTAATGGTTATCTTTTCCAAATGTTCGCAACTGAGCAAAGAAGAGAAAGAGAAAGAAGGTCTGCTAGAAGAGAAGAAAGATCTATAGAGGGTCGTGGCGGGTTTGGGACAAGTGGTCGTCGAATGATTAATATCACACCTGGTGGTGCAGGAGGTGTAGGAGGTGTTCGTAGTGGTCTTAAAAGTGCATTAGATGCGGGTGACGTTACAAGAAGAGTTACTAGAGGACTTTTTAGTAAAGGTGCTTACAGAGCTGGTGGTGCAACTGTTAAAGCTGGATCCACTGCTGTTAAAACATTTAAAGCAGGGGGTAATTTACGCAATTTTGGCAAACTGGCAAAGAATCTTGATCCATTTTTGGGCATGTCAAAAGGTGCGATAAACATGGTTAAACTGATGCCAGGTGGAAATGCATTGAAGAACAGTCTTGGATCTTTGTATCAAGGAGTTGCAAGAACCACAAATAATCCTCGTACTTTTGAAAGACTAGCTAAAACTGCTACTGTACCAGGCAAAATTAACAAGGTATCAAAGACACTAAAGAATTCTAGTTCCGCTTTAGTAGATTTATCACAAACATTAAACAGAACTGGAGATGCTACTGATATTGTTGAAATAGGTTCTAAAACTCCAAGAAAAATTAAAAAAGCGTATTCAGCAGCAGAGAATATTGTTACTGGTGGTCCAGATAGTATAAAAGCTGTGACTAATAGTCCAGAATTAATGAATCAAATTAAAAATGCTGATAAAGTAAGTGATGGTTTATCTACTGCCAAAACTGTTGCAGCTGCTGCAGATGCTGGTGCCAAACCAAATTTTTTAAGACGATTTATTTTTGGAACTAGACCAAAAGGTTTAGTAAGAGGTAGTGCTCTTACTAGAATGTTGGTTAGAAATCCTGCTGGTAAGATGTTCTTGAAGAAGTTACCTCTTATTGGTGCTGTTGCTGGTACTATCTTTGCTGCTCAACGTTTGCTAGAAGGAGATTTTTTAGGAGCTGGTTTAGAACTAGGTTCTGGTTTGTTAGGTGCTGTAGGTGCTGCTCCTGCATCACTTGCTCTTGATGGATTCTTGCTTGCTAGAGATTTTGGAGCAGTTCCATTTGAAAAAGGTGGTATTGTTAAAGGAATGAGAGGAAAAGGATTATTTACAATGCTTGGTGGTGGTTTACCATCAGTAGTTGGAGAAGGTGGATCTGATGAAGCAGTTTTACCATTAAACAAAAAAACTTTCCTTAGTTTTGGAGAAGGTTTTATAGATGCTATTAAACAGAATAAGACTGAATATGCTAAAATAACAAGCATGGGTGTTTTTGCTGGTATTGGAAATGCGAGATCAGGTGGTTTATTTGATGGTTTAGTTGATAGTGTAGGTGATACTATAAGTAATGTAAAAGATAGTGTAAGTAATGTTTTACAGAAAGTAAATCCAGCAAATTTATTCAAACCAGATGCAAATGGTAAGAATTTTTTCCAGAGAATTGGATCTGGAGTTACTAATTGGTGGAATAAAGGAATGAAACCAAATGAAGGTAAAATGAGTTGGAAAGATTTAATATCTGATGATTGGAATCAAAGGCAAAGAACTCAAGGTGCTGGTAAAGGTAATTGGAATCCATTTAGAGGAATGCCAGGTTATGGTACAGTCAAAAACTTTTTAACTGGAAAACCAGGTAATGAGATAGCGGGTGGATTTCAGACAGGTCCTACACCTCTGATTAGACAAAGTGTTTTAAGAGGTGCAGGATTACTAATGAATCCAAAAGCAGCGATATTAGCTGCATTAATGAAACCAACAGCACTTGCTGATGGTACACTTACTGGTGTAACAAATAACATGGAATCAATGAATTTACAAAATCCTACCAATGGTAATGCATTCGCAACAACTATTGTTAATAATAACTACTATCAAAATGGTGCTGGTGGAGGTGCGGAGAGTAGAGATGAAACTCTTGGACAAAGTTTCAATGTAGATTTAGAGAAATTTATAACAAATTATTCTATTATGGCTAAGTAATGGCAGATCAACATCCAAACCAAATATTACTATCAAAATGTATTATCAGAAAACTTAATGATGAAGGAGGAGTAATTAAAGAAAAACTACTTTCAACTGATATGATTATTAGTTTTGATTTTATGGAGAGTATAACATCTCCATTTGTATCAGGATCTTTACTAATTAGTGACTCAAAAGATTTTCTTAACACTTTTCCTATACAAGGTGGTGAAGATGTTTCTGTTTCTATGGGACATACTTTTGATGACAATCCCATAGACTTTAATCTTAAAGTGTATAAAGTCGGTGGTAGAGTTGTAGACGGTAAAAAACAAGTTTATACTTTAATGTTGGTTTCTCAAGAAGCTATAATAAATGAAAGTTTTAAAGTACAAGATCCATTAGATGGTAATCCAGAATCAATAATCATTAAATTACTAAGACAAAAATTAGGTACAAGTAAAGAAATATATTCCGAACCATCAAGATTTAAGATAAGAATGATACCTGGTAATTTAAGAGTATTTGATATAATAGCAAAACTTATAAAAAAATCAGTATCTACTAAAACTACATACAAATCAAAAAGTCCATCAAGTACAGGTAAATCAGAACAACAGATAAAAGGCAGTGCTGGTTTTTTCTTTTGGGAGACCAACAGAGGATATAATTGTTTTTCAGTTGATGCTTTATGTGATGTTTCCGAAAAACAATTATTTGCTGCTGATAAATTAAACTCACAATCATGGGGTCCTTATGTTGAAACAATAGCAAATGTTGAGTCAACACAAGATTCAAGATTTAATATAACATCATTTAATTATACTTCTGAAGTTGATGTCATGTCATCATTAAGACTTGGTAAATATTCTACAAAAATGATATTTTTTAATCATAGCACTGGTGCATATGATGAATATGTTTATAAAATTAAGACCAGTTATGATGATATGGCACATCTAGGAACACAGGGTACAGCTTCCTTAGCACCAGGAACAGATGTAGATGCATTATTGAGTGACGCATCTGGAAATCCTGCTAGAGTTATGTCTGCTGTATTGGATCCTGAGACATGGATTGACGCTGCAGATGTAACTGATCCTGATGATGAAGGTGTAGAGAAACCCACAGAATACGCAGATTGGACAAAATATTATGCTGCACAGTCAGTTGCTAGATATGACTTACTCAGAAATCAAGAAGGAACATTAAAAATTCCCTGTAATCCTCTTATTTGTGCAGGAGATAAAATTGATTTACGTTTTCAAAGTAAATTATCAGATACATTACAAACAAAAAAAGCATATGACACAGAGTCTAGTGGAATTTATCTTGTCAAAGAAGTCACACATACGTTTAACTTTGTTAACTCAGGCACTAGCGGAAAAGGATATACTACGATAAGATTATTCAGAGATTCTTATGGATCTGATATAGAACCATCAAATTATGGAGAATAAATAATAGTGTACATACTGTACGGAGGAAAACACAATGAAAACAATTGAAGACCATATTCAGCACGATAAAGAAATTCTTGCTGATCCTAAAACATCAGAACCCATGCGACATCACATTGAAGATGAGTTGCATGATTTAGAAGAGTATGTAGAACATCATAAGTCAGAGATTGAAGGTGGAGATCATCATGACCCTAATGTATTAGAGGTATTTTGTGATGTACACCCTGATGAACCTGAGTGTCTAATATATGACGATTAAAAATGAATGATGAAGCATTATCACGATTAATTCCTAGTCATAAAATAGGTAATGATGGATTATCTTGGTGGGTAGGTCAAATAGAGGAAACTGCGTCAGACACCAAAGGAAAAGGTGGTTGGCGATATAAGGTTGCGATTGTAGGAGAGCACCCTAAAGAAAAAGACCTTGTAGAAACTAAAAAACTACCTTGGGCAACCGTGATGATGCCTGTCAATGCACCCTTCATGCCTGGTAATATTGGTGGAGCTTCTTCTCAACTAATACCAGGTTGTTGGGTCATTGGTTTTTATTTGGATAATGATAAAACAAAACCCATTATCATGGGTTCTATTGGACAAGTTCCTGGTGCTACTACAGTCAAGAATGAAGTAGACAAGGACGATGTGGATTCTAGATTTAAAACAGGAACAAGACTTGAAGCTAAATTTGCTGTAAATCCTGATAAAGATGGAGATGACAGCACATCTGAAACAAGAGATTTAGTTGGTGTTTTAACTGATGGCACAAAAAATGAAAATGGAGTTAGAGTAGATCTTGGTAATAAAGTCGCAGTTATAGAACAAGAGGATTGGTGCACAGA